AAGTAATTCCGCCACTTGACCGGCTAGGTCGGCGGAATACAGCAACCACGCCAAAAGCGTTGCTGATCGAACGTGTAAAAAGAGAGCAGTGTTAGCTGCTCTTTTTCTTGTTTTGGAAACTTTCCATCGCACCCGCACCAAAGTAAAAGCCCAAAATAATCATCATCGCCCAATTGATGCTGAATTGTTCCATTACTTGCGTCACCGCGTTTGGATCGCCTTTACCCAAAATTGTCATCGTCAGCACTATGATATAACTGGCCAGAAACGTAAATCCAAACATCAGTGCTAAAAATCTTTGTGCGATTTTGAATGGTGCATATGCCGCCATCAATTCAGTGCGGGCTTTACTGCGGGCTGCAATGGCTTCTTCATCGCTTGTGTGCATATCGTCAATCAGCTTGATGCCTTGGCTGATGACGCTATCTGACCCCATTATTTTTCCAATTATACCTAACATCTAATAACTCCAAACATTCGGGCGCGGTGCGCCGCCAAACGTGTCTAAATGCACAAACCGCGCACTGCCTTTTTGTTGGACGCCAATGCCGGTGAAACCCATCTGAAACGCCAACCGCATCAATTCGTGCGCCTGTTGCCCGTTGCACGCTATATCAACCGCACAGCCCCGCGTATGCACTGACAGTTTGCCGGTCGGCTTGCTTGCTTCGATGCTGTGCTTGGGGCTGCGATAGCCGCTGGTGACGGTCATTGGCTGGCCATACACATCACGCAATTCTTGCAGCTTTGCCATAAACGATGCCGACATATTGCATTCGCCGGTTTCGCTGCACGCAAATTCGTCTTTGCTAAAATTAGGATACTTTTCCCAGTCCATTCATCTGCCTCATTTCCAATATGACATCAACCGCGTGATGCCAGCTATCAGCTTCGTTTTCAGCCGTAAACCGTGACGGTGACACCCGTTTGGTTTTGTGCCGTAACAGCGATGTGACGGGCATAAACAAGCAGCGTCTTGTGTCGGGCTTAACCAAAGCGACAATGTCATAATCCTCAATCGTTGCAGGACGTTTTTTGCCGCCCAAGCCAAGCTGAAAATGATGAGACGGGTGTTTACGCCTACTAGATACATATGCGTTCGCAGATTTAACTTGAATGCGTAAAAAGATCTCATTATCAAAAGCCAGTAAATCAATGGATGTTTGCTGACACATAGACACCCGCCACCCAAGTGACAGAATGGCACTGGCCGCGATATGCTCTCCGATCAAGCCCAGTGTCACAGACAATTACATCGCCATAATTAGCCAAACAATACCGCCTAGTGTCAGTGCAATACAGCCCGCAATCAACCCCCAAATGATCAAATCATCGAAGAATTGCTGCCGCGCGATTTCTTCTTCTTTGCGGCGTTTTCTGATTTCACCTTGCAGCCGAATGATCTGCTGCCAAGCATTCATCCCGTAATGCCCGATCACGAAGTTCCTCAGTTCATTTTCCATCTGTTCGGCTTTTTTAAGTGCCGCGAAACTTTCTAATGCTTCCTCTTCAACAGACCCAAAGCGGCGCGATTTGGCTTTACCGTGTTGTGCTTTAATACCCTGTATGGCACCCATCCAGCGACCAAGATCGCCAGACATACTTTCGATCTCTTTACCGGCGGCAATGCCTTTTTTAAGCACTGAATAGCTGGTGGTGGCTATGCCCAATAATGTAACGGGATCCATATCATCACCTGCTGACCGGCTTGCAAATCGCTTTCATTTTAACACGTTTGCCGGTGGCTGTGGATATGGCTGGCTGGTTATTTAATCTGTTTGCAATGTATAAGCAGCGGTCAACATCCGCAAATGTTTGCGTCTGGCTGATTATGCCAGCCCCCATATAGACGACCAGCAGAAATACGATCATCAGTCTTTAAGCTGGTAAATAATAACCGCCAGCAAAATTAACTGGATCAAATCTATAACAGGGACGCCGATCATTTGCGTTGCCTCATTCGCCATAAACGCCAGAACACTAACACCATTGCACCGAAAGCTGCGGCCATACCGAACCAGCTTTCAAGCGCGTCAACCCACATTGGCGCGGATAAGCCGGTGACTACTGTTGCAACGTCAATTTGGGTATCGTTATCCATCAGTCAGCATCCTGTATGGTCAGTTCGCCAGCATCAATCTTTGCTTGGATGTCATCAGGCAAGTTGTCCTGATTGTCACGAAGCCATTGTTGAAAGTTCGGGTCTGCATCAATACAGCTTCTTGTGCCATCAGCATTGATGTAAATAATTTCATTTAAATCATTAGTATGTGAAACAGAATAATTCATAGTTCCGCACTCCAAGCAACCCAATCATTTTGCGTTCTAAATCTTATTACAGTGGCTTCACCTTGTGTTGCTGAACCAGCGTGATTACAAACAAGGGCAGTGCCGTGTTTCGTTGCTGATTGATAAGCCATAGATGTTAACAAAGATATTGTATTATCCCGCCTAACATCAAAGTTACCTATAGTGCTACTTCTTTCCACTGCCGTTGGTCTTGTTCGCATTTGCACTTGGAAAGGCACAAAAACGGTGGCCTGTGATGTTGTGTTGTGCAAACCAGACCCAAACTCACCAGCAGAATGTGGGCCAATTTTATAATAATACCGCTGACACAACGCCAGTTCTTCGCCATAGCTACGGTGGACAAAATCCGTCGCTGTCTCGCCGACTTCTAGCTTGACGCCTGTGATGTAGAAAGCGGCACTGGCTGTGCCAATAAGATTAGCAGTTTGACCATACGCAAACTTGCCCTGTGCATAAGCACCCCAACTTGTGCCGTCTGTTGCTGTACTGTTAGAACCAGCCGCAAGGCTAAAGTAAAGTTGTAATTCAGCAGATGTATCATTAGCAAGCGCGTTACCTGATGCACCATCACCATCAAATGTAATGGTTTTGTATTCCCAAGTGTCAGCAGAATTAACGGTATATGTAAGCGTTTGGCTTCTTGATGACGCACCGCCAATACCATTGTTTGTGTACATCAAAACGGCATAGTTACCAGTTACGCCAGAACGAACCCAAAAAGATAAAGTTGTTTTCTTTGCGCTTGATGTGCCAAATGCAAGATGCTGTGCGTCTTGACCCTCTATGCCTTGATAACGAATATACACTTGTTCATCAGCATCAAGTGTGGTTTCAGCAGTTCCGCCCACAACAACCTTAAAAGAATTAGCAAACCCTTGTCCTGACGGTACTGCACTATCTTGGCTTTCTGTTAAAGACGCTTGGTCTAAATTAGCAATGTTAGTGCTAAATCTGTCTACAGTTAGAGGTGCGCTTCCTGTAGTTACTGTTGCGCTGGTTCCGCGCTGTGCGACAGTAAATGCCCCATTGATGATGAGGCTTGACCCTTGTGCGGCTCCGGCACCTGATGCTGTTGCAGTATCGGCAACTTGATCAATGGTGAATAATTCAACCCACGCATCATCATTGGCATTACGCATTTTCAGAATATCTGTGGTCGTGTCATACCAAAGCTGATACGCATATGTGGTCGATGGCGCAGTTGCACCGCTATTTTGGCTGACAATAGCCGCAAACACGTTGTTCAAATCTGCGCGTGTATTTGGAAACGTCTGGTTTGCAATAGTGTAATCGTGCTGTGCCATTTAAAACCCCGTTGCAACATAATCAAACAACCGATCAACCGCGCTATTCCCGCTGTCATAAAACGCGATTGTGAAGCCGGTGGCTGATTTACTTGTTATAGCATAATAGTCGCCGCTTTGCATATCCCCGACCGATATAGACACCGCCAACAGCGATTTAAATGGTGTCGTAAATGTTACCGCTTTGGCACCCGCGCCAGACTGGATATCGCTATCGCTTTCAGTGCGGGTTGGCAACTGCACCTCTGCGCTTAATTCCTCAATAGCTGGCGTTTCATCGCTGGCTGTGCTTGATAATTCAGCCCTAAACCGCAAAGCGCGTGCAGTGTAATTGCCAACGATAAATGGCCGATATGCTGTCCAAGTGGGTGATCCAGCAGGGTCATCTGTGGTCGTGCTAACATACAAATCAACATCTGTTGCACCAGACACCGGCGTGCCGCTATGCTGTGACACTTGCGACACCTTAACGGTCGCATCAACTGTGCCGGTATAGGTCGCAGTCAGATCAATGTAGTTGGCAAAATCATATGTGCCGGATGATACAATAAAGCCAGTGCCGCCATCAAATAAACCAGCCGCATCATCAAAATTTCCAGCAACGCTATCAAATAGATTTGTTGTATCTAATTGCAACTTGTCATCGATCACGACCACATCTGTTTTTGTGCCGGTAAATGCAGTGTGTTCAACCACGTTATCAACAAAATTAAAGCCGTTTATAGCATCAACCAGCGCAATACTGCTGGCGGCGTTTTGTGATACGCGGCCAAACTTGTCCACAGCTTTGCAGAAATATGTGCCGGTCATCGCTGGCACCACAGTGGTGTTAGCTGGTCGTGATACCTTTTTGACGATGGCGCGGGTGTTGTTGTATGTTGCACCAGTTGTCAGCGGTGAATGCCGGATGATGTAATGTGACAGATCCGCATCTGTTACCGGCGTCCAAGATAAATCGGCTTGCTGACCAACGATATTAACGCTGAAATTTGTCACGTCAGATGGGTCATCAGCTTTGCCAGATACCGTATGTTGCACATTTGTAAATGCTGTTCGTGCTATAGAACCAACACCGCGCACGCGGATGTCATAGGTCACGTCTGATTTCACGTTTGGTATCGTGAAAAAGCCGCCAGATGAATAGCCAAGCCCGATGTATGTGCTGTCTGTGCTTTCTTTGTATTGCGCTTCAAAATTGACGACCTGCGGGGTGGTGCTTGACGCTGTGACCTCAATGACCGCCACCGGCTGTTGATTGATCGTAACCACGTTTTCATCTGTTGTCACAGTCGGGGCTGGCAGTGCAAACGGGTCTGGCAGATTTGTGTTGTCTGTAATGAAATCCTGTTCATCAGCGTCCCAATCAAACACCGCGCTGTTTAATTCACGCAATGTCAGATCGACCCCGATAACCGGCTGATCATTCGCACCAACATCAACCGCTAACGACCATTCGCTGACCTCAAACACCTTGCTGCTAAATCCAAGCCGATCATTTGTGACCATAACTGTGTCACCGACCGCCAGCTTGAATGCTGATATGGTGCAAGGCATCGTCATTGTGATCTGCTGCCGGTTGCGGAATAGCGCAATCTTGGCCAGACGCTGTGCCATAGCTGCATCTGTCGTATATGGCAGATCATAATCCAAAAACACTGTGTCGCCGCCATCTTCGGTGACAAATGTGCTGCTTGTATAACTAGGGTAATCAGCCGGAATATAATTGGTCGTGGCTGGCGCGAATATACCTTTCACAGCATTGTAGTTATCGCGGCGGCTGCGACGGGTCTGCAATGATATAGCACCGCGCAGATTGTCTTCAGTCAGCGTGATTGTTGGTGCGGTGTATTTTGCGACTTTTAAGTGAAACTTGCCGTTGCTGAAATAAATAGTGCCGCCACAGCTAGTCAAAAGCTGCTCAAGCACTTGTTTCGGTGACTGTGACGTGTTGAAACTGCCGTGGATTTCATACCGGCTTTGCGTGCCGCCACCAGCCAATGCCACGCTTTCATCACATATGTTTGCCGCTGCAATAAAGCTGGCGTCATCTATTTCTGACGCATCTGCGCCAAAACCATATGTGCTATTGGTCAGATAGTCGCGGATCGCTAGTGCTGGGTTTGCTGAATAGACCGTGGTCGTCGTGCGTGGATCATACAGCTTTTTGCCTTTAATTTTCGCGCTGACGTTCGGGATACCATTGGGGAAAGCATCGCGGTCATATTCAAAACGCATATAGATGTTTGCAATGCCTTGCAGCCGGTGATTGCTTGTCCACTTCGCACTGTCAGCCACCAACGCGCTATGTGCGGTCTGTGTGGTTGTGCCGACCTGTTTGTAAACCTTGACCTTGTTATCGTATTTGTCCGGTGATGTGGTGTCGTTACCGGATAGCGTTACAGCTTCATCATTCAAATAAATAGTCGTAAATTCTTCGATTTCGTGTGAAGCCAGCATCACGATCATATGCAAAAATTTATCGTCATCAGTGCTTTCAATAAAAGCAATCGTGCCGCCCTGCCGGATCTGTCCATAGATCACATTGCGTGGCTG